CAGGAATAATAAAACGAGATTTATTTATGGCGAATTATCCTTTTATCATCGTTCCTCCAACTGTATTAAAAAAATTTGTAACTGGAAAAGGAAATTCAAAAAAAGACCTTATGCTTTTATCAGTGCATAAGAAATTTGGGGTAGACTTCGATGATGATAATTTATGCGATGCATACGTCTTAGCAAGGTATGGGTTTCAATTTTTGAATCCTCAAATGCGTCAAAGGAAAATAATTTGAGAAAGTTAATAATGCCCACTTATGGTGGTATATATAAAATTGTAAATATGGTAAATGGAAAAATGTATATAGGGTCTGCTGAAAACTTTAGAAAAAGATGGAAAGACCATTTGGGTCTCCTTCGTAAAGGGATTCATCATTCTCCTCACCTTCAATATGCTTTTAATTTGGACGGTAGGAAAAATTTTGTATTAATGATACAAGAATCAATTGATGATTTAAATCAATTAATTCCCAGAGAACAATATTGGAAAGATTTTTATAAATCATATGATCCTAATTATGGATACGATATTTGTAGATATGCAGGTTCTAGAAAAGGGATGAAACACACTAAAGAAGCTATAGCAAAAATGATAGAAAATGGCAAAAAGAGATGGAAAAATCTTGAATACAAAACTAAAATGATAGAAATTAATAAAGAGCTTTGGAAAGATCCTAAATATAAAGAAAGAATGTCTAAAATACATAAAGATAGACTATCCAATCCAGAAACAAAATCTATGTTATCAGAAATTCGAAAAAATACTTGGAAAAATCCAGAACACAGGGTTAAAATACTATCATCTAATGAAATAAGAAGAAAGGACCCTAACTATAAAGACGGAAGGTCCGAATATCTTAAAGAAAAATGGAAAGATCCTGAATATAGAAAAAGGATGAAGGACCTTAGAAAAGGACAAAAACGTTCCCCAGAAGTTAAAGCCAAAATAAAAGAAGCATCTATTTTAGAATGGGCCAATCCTGAATGTCGAGTGAGAATAATAAAAGCACGATGGGGAATTAAATGAGGAAACTACTCCGACCATCATCTCCCTTTGATATACTTCCAGATTCACTCATATTTTCTGATCTTCATCTTCATGAACGTAAAGAGTTCGAACAAGTTGATGAAAAAACAGGACTAAATTCTCGTTTAGTAGAAGGATTAAATATTTTTCAACAAATCATAGATATTTTACGAAGTCATCCTGAAATTAAATGGGTTTATTCCCTCGGAGATTTATTTGAGCTTAAAGATAAAGTTCCCTCCCACTTACTTATTGAATGCAACAAAATGTTATCGGAAATAGAAAAAGGAGAAGTTCTGCATACAGCGTTGCTCGGTAATCATGATTTCAACTTGCCCAAATATCCTATTGCTAAATTATTTGATCTTTGTTTGATAACGTTAACTCAAATGATTACTAGAATAGACGGAGTAAAAATTGGATTTATTCCTTATGAAAGAAAATTTGAAGATTTCTTAGTAAATTTGAAAGGAATAAATTCTCAAAATCCCGACATAGTATTTTTTCATCAAGAAATCCCTGGAGTAACTTATGAAACAGGAAGAGAAATACCCGGAAGAATGGATTCATATTTTTTCAACCCCGGAACACTCTACATCTCGGGCCATATTCATAAAGTCCAGATGTGTGGGAATGTCCAATATGTTGGAAGCCCTTATCAAATACGTTTTTCTGACGAAGGACAGAACCGATTTATCTGGGTGCTTAATTCTAAAACCAAAAAACTTGCCCCAATTAAACTTAAATATCCAGAGTTCAAATCATTGGATGTTAAATCGTTTCCTGACCAGTGGGATAAAGCAACCAGCTTGGAAGGCAATTATATCAGAGTGGTCGGGGACGTTCCAGCCTCCCAATGGAACACAGAAATCAAAAATGACATCCGATCTAAATTACAAGGTGCGGGTGCTAGGGGAATTTCCTTCCAAGTTCAAATAGTAAAACAACGTCAATCTCAGATTCCTGAAAATATAATTGAAGATGATGATTCCATTATAAATTTATATGTTCAAAATAATTCCGAAGGAACGGATTTAAATATTGATGATTTGATAAGGACAGGGATTGAAATATTTAAATCATGAAACGACCTTTTTTAATAAAAAGAAAAAGGGAAATCATTTTTGAAGTACAACCTTTACCATTTAAAAAAGAGGATCAAGAAGAAAATCCTAGAAAGGAAATAACTTCTATTGTGATGATGAGCAAACGTATAGATGAATTCGAATCAGAAATACGAGATAAAATGGTATCAGAAATGAGGGTATTTTCTTGTAAAATACATTCTCAAAAATTTCTTTGGTCGTTACTTCCTAGCCAAAATCCGGAGAGAAAATGTTAATACAAATTATAAATATATCTGGAAAAGGGTTTATGACGTTTAAGAAACCTTTTGAATTTGCAATTTCTAATTACGAAGGGATGGCCGTTCAAATTGATGGAAAAAATTTAGATGACGAAAAAAGTAAGTCAAATGGCAGTGGAAAGTCAAGTCTACTAGAGACGTTAACTTATGGATTATTCGGGGAACTTTGTAGAAAGAATAGATATAAAGATGAAATCATACATAAAAAATCAAAATTAGCCGTAATCCAAGTTTTACTTAAAGCGAACGAAATCAATTATAAAATAGAAAGAAGCATCGAACGTAAGAAAACTCCTAATCTTAGAATTTGGAAAGAAGAAGAAGAATTATTAAAAAATTCAACGTACCAAATTAAACAGATTCATTTAGAAAAAATCATACAAATGAATTTTATTTCCTTTCAATGCTCAGTAATGTTTGGTAGAGACTTTATGTCGTTTCCTGATCTCCGTCCTGCTGATAGAGCAAAAATTCTGACAGATATAAGGGGATTAGATAGATTTGTGGAGGGTAGTCGGAAAGCCGGGGAATCGGCAAAAGCATTACAGTCCCTGGTGTTTGAATTGGAACGTTCTTTAGAGAATAAAACAGGCAAACTTACCGGAATTCGATCTACCTCCTATAGGATTCCTATAGATAATTTTGAATCCGAAAGAACAGCTTGTTTAATATCTTGGGAACAAGATTTATCATATAAAAAGAAATCATTGGGAGAAAAAAGACTAGAAATATCAAATGAAATAAATAAAATTCAAGAAGAAATAGATAAAAAGGAAGATCATAGAGATTCCTTAATCAATAGTACTACAAATAGAAAAGAATTAGCCGATATTTTTGCTAATCGTCAAGCAGAAATAAATACTATTTTATTTCAACGAGATTCTCATAAAAAAATTATTGATAAGCTAAATGCAGAGATTCAAAAACTTACTAGAAGCGGAGAAGGGCCTTGCCCATTCTGCAGTCAAATGGTAACTGGAAAATACCTACAATCTAAAATAAATCAATTGGGTTTAGAAATCATGGAAGAAAATGTCAAAATAGATAATTTAGCTACCCAAGAAAAAAAAGTAAGGGAATTGATGAAAGAAGACAGAGCCTCGTTAATTGAAATGGATCAAAAAATAGAAGAACTAGAAAGAATTAAAAATTTGATTTCTAGCTTAAAAATCCAATTGGTTAAACTATCGGGGAATTCTATTGTAACTAAACTAGAATTAGAAATTCAAAATTTAGAAGATAATATTGAATTAAAAACTAATGAATTCAATCCATACATAGAAATGGAAGAAAAAAGGAAAAATCAAATAAAAGAATTAGGAGCAGAAATACGAGAAATCAATGAAAACAAAAATAATATACTTACCAAAAAGAAGTATTTTGATTTCTGGATAGACGGGTTCAAGAAAATTAGAATGATGCTATTTGATTCTATGATATCCCAATTAGAATCATTAGCCCAGCATTACCTTTCAGAATATAGTTCTGAATTAAACATAGTTATGACTACGGAGAGGGAAACTAGATCTGGAACAATTAAAGATGAATTTCATATTGCTATAGTAGATTCTAATGGAGATGAAGTTTCCTACGAAATGTATAGTGGGGGGGAAAGACAAAAAATTAGACTGTCCATATCCAGAGCATTATCTCAATTTATAAAAGATGGGTGTAATGTAGATTTTTCTACTATTGCATTTGATGAACCAAATGATTCTTTAGATGATTCTGGTAAGGAAACAAACTTTCAAACTTTTGAAGAATTGGCAGAATCTGGAAAAGTTGTTCTAGTCACTGATCATGATGAATCTTTCAAGGATAAATTTGATTGTTCAATAACTATTATAAAAGAAAATGGAGAATCTACCATACATGTATAAATCTGGAAGAAAACCTTTTTTTGAAAAATTCGAAGAACTAATTAAAGAAGAAGGGTATTCCAGTATAAATTCATTCGTAGATTCCTGGATCAGTAAAGGAGGTTCCTTTAAAACTATACATCAATGGTTAACTTTGAAAAATATTAATATTAATTATTATACTGCCTATTCCAAATTAAGACCTTATCTAACGATACCTTATGATGTACCATCTTCTTTTTGGAATAAATGGAATATAATTGCAGAAGCAAAAGGATTTAAAAATATAGATGATATGATGGAAACGTATAAAAAGAAATATACCAACACAGAGATGGCTAATGAGTTAGGAGTAACTACCAGAACAATAGAATATCTTAAAATAAAAATGGATGGAGATAGAAATCTTCCAATAAAAAATTTAGTAAAAATGAAAAGACCTTCTCAAAAAGATGAAGATGGATTTACTAAAACAGATATTAAAGAAAAATGGATTAAACTTTTAAATGAAAAAGGATTTAATAATTTGAAAGAAGCTGCTACATTTTATAAAGAAAATAAAAAATCTATTTTAGAAATGGCTAAAGATTTGGGGGTTACGGAGAGGTCTTTAACCATTCGTTTGGAAAAAGCCGGTATTTTAATAGATAAGAAAAATGAAGTCCCTAAGAATACTGAAGATTCATTAGGGTTACTGTAAATAAATTTTTATAAATTCAAAGGAATATTATTCCCTTCTAATGCCTTTAGTTGAACATACATCGCCTCGATATCTTTCATTTTAGCAATAAATTCTCGAATTTCACTAATCATTTGAGTTTGGTTTAATCTAACATCGGAAAAATTTTGAATAAAAGTCATTATATAAGGTTCACTTCCTCCATTTATAGTGACCACGGTAGTAATTTTTTTAGCTGCCGAATCTTTTGTAATCGAAGTTAAAGTAGCAGTCCAAGCCATAATTTCCTCCTTTTAGATCTAAGGGTGAATTCCAAAGGGTTGCCCAAGTAAAATTTACTCTAAATGCTAAATATTTGGTACCATGCCGCGGCTATCTTTACATATACTCTGTATACCCCCCCATCATCAAAAGCACACATTGAGCCATTAGCCACAGCAGAAGTGATCAAATTCCCATAATAAATTCCTATAGTCTTCCAAGCTCCTACTCCACCACCCCCAGTTACATTCATAAACATATTCCCGTTAGAATCTACCCAAAATGATCCTTTCAACGCTGTATGGGAAGGAACTGAGGCACTACCACTCGGATCGATTTGCAGAGGAGAAATAGTATTACTTTCACATTCAGCAACTATACTATACCCGTACGAAGAACTAGCTTGAAGACCATAAGCATAATCTACGCCAGACCCGTAGCTATTCTGAGCTACTATAGCTATTGTATTAACGGTGTTTACTATAGAAGTTATCCCTGCCCCCGATGCTCCCACAGACTTAATACCTTCTACGCCACCCTCGACTTTTATTCCCCTACCAGGAACGTCCCCATTAACCAAAATACCCCAGTCAAATGAGCCATCACTAGTTTTACCTAAATCCACTACTTCAACCCAAGTATCAGTGATTGGGACAGTATCCCAAGCGTAAATATGAACTTGTCCATCTGCCGTAAAGTTTGTAGCATTATTCAGCGGGTACCGCTTCGTCAATCCAGTAGCAGTCAGATATTTTCCAATAGTAACCATATAATTACCATCGGAGGAAATCATTGTTCCACCGAACGTCTGATCTCCTCCATATGCCTCTATTTTCCCACCTACAATTTTTATACCAGCCCCAGCAGCAGTATTATTATCAGTAGGGGCTGTATATCCTTGTTGAATTATTCCAGTTTGCCCATCAAATTTAACAAAATTATTAACATCCCCCATATGAAATTTAGCTATACCATCTGTATCCATTCCAAGCCACCAACCGGCTCCGGTAGCCCCAAATGTATTTTTAGACCCTCCGTATGCATAACCACCAGTTATAAATTGAATTACGTGAGCAAGAGTGTCCCCTACAATGCCTGTTATCCCTTGAGGTCCTTGGGTACCCGTTCCTCCTTGGACTCCTGTAATTCCAGCCGCTCCTTCTGCCCCCGTATTTCCTTGGGGACCTACATTTCCCTGTGCCCCCGTTGGACCAGTTATCCCTTGATTCCCCTGACTACCAGTTATTCCCTGAGTCCCTTGAATACCTTGAGATCCCGTAATACCTTGATTTCCTTGTACTCCCTGAACACCCGTCTGTCCCTGAACTCCTTGACTACCAGTAATGCCTTGATTTCCTTGATTACCAGTTATTCCCTGAGTTCCTTGTACTCCCTGAACCCCCGTTGTTCCTTGACTGCCCTGAACTCCTGTATTACCAGTAATTCCTTGATTTCCTTGAACTCCCGTATTCCCCTGAACTCCTTGTACTCCGGTATTACCTGTTATTCCTTGATTTCCTTGGCTACCAGTAATTCCTTGATTTCCTTGGCTACCAGTAATTCCTTGATTTCCTTGAATTCCCTGAGAACCTGTAATTCCTTGATTTCCTTGAACCCCCGTATTACCTTGATTTCCCTGTACCCCTTGAATCCCAGTATTTCCTTGACTACCTTGTACTCCTTGAACCCCCGTTGTTCCTTGACTACCTTGAACTCCGGTATTTCCTTGAACTCCTTGATTACCAGTTATTCCCTGAGTTCCTTGTACTCCCTGAACCCCAGTATTTCCTTGATTTCCTTGTACTCCTATATTTCCTGTTATACCTTGACTTCCTTGAACCCCAGTATTTCCCTGAACTCCTTGAACCCCAGTATTTCCTTGATTTCCCTGAACTCCCTGACTACCTGTAATTCCTTGGGTACCTTGAACCCCAGTATTGCCAGTAATACCTTGACTACCTTGTACTCCTGTATTTCCTTGAACTCCTTGACTTCCTTGAACCCCAGTATTTCCTTGATTTCCCTGAACTCCCTGACTACCTGTAATTCCTTGGGTACCTTGAACCCCAGTATTTCCTTGATTTCCCTGAACTCCCTGACTACCTGTAATTCCTTGGGTACCTTGAACCCCAGTATTGCCAGTAATACCTTGAATTCCCTGACTTCCGGTAATGCCTTGAGGTCCTATTGGGCCAGTTCCCCCAGTAGACCCTACTAATCCAGTATTACCTTGAGAACCCTGAACGCCCTGACTGCCTGTTATACCTTGAACTCCTTGACTTCCAGTTATACCCTGATTTCCTTGAACCCCCTGAGAGCCCGTAATTCCAGTAGATCCTTGAACCCCCGTAGATCCTGCAGGACCCTGACTTCCTTGAGGACCAGTTTGGCCAGTAATACCTTGGACACCTACAGAACCAGTGGTTCCTTGATTTCCTTGAACCCCCTGAGAGCCCGTAATTCCAGTAGATCCTTGAACCCCCGTATTACCTTGATTTCCTTGAACTCCCTGAGAACCTGTAATTCCCTGATTTCCTTGAGCGCCTGTTTGCCCTTGGGGTCCTTGTATTCCTTGACTACCTGTTATACCCGTTATACCTTGAGCACCAGTAACTCCGGCAGGGCCTTGAATTCCTTGGCTACCAGTAATTCCAGTAGATCCTTGAACCCCCGTATTACCTTGATTTCCTTGAACTCCCTGAGAACCTGTAATTCCCTGAGATCCTACTACACCAGTTATACCCTGATTTCCTTGTACTCCTTGACTTCCTGTTATTCCAGTAGACCCCTGTACTCCTGTTTGACCCTGATTTCCTTGAACTCCTTGACTTCCAGTTATTCCTTGGGAACCAACAGCCCCTGTATTTCCCTGGTTTCCCTGAACTCCTTGACTTCCTGTTATTCCAGTAAGCCCTTGTACTCCTGTAGTCCCTGCAGGACCTTGGGAACCAGCAGGACCAGTAATACCCGTAGATCCTTGGACTCCAGTATTTCCCTGATTTCCTTGAACTCCTTGACTACCAGTAATACCTTGACTACCTTGTACTCCGGTTTGTCCTTGAGATCCCTGTAAACCCTGAGATCCCGTAATGCCCTGAGAACCCTGTACCCCTGTTTGCCCTTGACTTCCTTGTAGCCCTTGAGAACCCGTAATACCTTGAGCACCAGTAACTCCGGCAGGGCCTACAGCCCCTTCTGGCCCAACGGGACCAGTAGGACCGGCAATCTCTGCAACTAGTCGAACTTTGCGGAGATTTCCAGCTGTTACTGTTTCAATAGTGGGCAACTATTTACTCCCCTAATAAACCATACATTAATTCTACCCATTTACCACTAATATCTTTCCAGTCACAGTCTAAAGAATAAATCTTTTTTCTATTTTCTTCTGACCAAATTTTTCTTTTCTGATTATCATTCATTAATTCTACTAGTTTATCAATAAACGTTCGTTGGTATGATTCAGATCTAGGAGATCCGTCGATCAAGTAATTCCAATCGTTATTTACAACAGTTTGCAAAGCACCTATATTTGTAGTAATCATCGGAGTTCCGGCAGCTTGAGATTCTAACGCAGTGAGACAAAAAGTTTCCCAAAAATTATTGGGATAAACTAATAATGATGAGGATAACATTTCCATAGCTAATTTTAACTTAGTAATTCTTCCAGTGAAAATTATATTTTTATGTTGATCTTTTTTTTCAAAACATTTATTTTGTAATCTTTTAATAGAATCATGCCATTCACTATTACCACTCCAAGTTTTCAATCCTTCCCAACCATATGTTACAGTTAATTGGATATTTGGAATTCTTTCAGTAATTTCATCCCACATATCAATAAGATGTTCCAATCCTCTATCGGGGTTGCTACTATAAATAACCTTATTTGGATTTCTATCAACTATTTGACCAAACAAGCTTTTTCTGATTCCTAACGGAACTACCTTTAATTTTTCTGGCTTTATTGATCGTCCCAAACGTTCACAAATATAATTTTTATGCCAAGAAGAAGAACATATAACTAAATCAGCTTTTGAAAATAAATCTGGTTTACCTTCGGGTAATCCAAAAAAGGCATCTTGAAACCAAATAATTTTCTTAGCAGAAGATTCTACATAAAATGGATCAAACCATCTAGAAGTTATAATAATATCAGGATTTAATTTCCAATAATCATCTATTTGGGTAAAGGGTATATAATACACTCCTTTATAAATATGAGGCTCATTCGTATTACAAAATAAAAATACATTTTTACCTGATTTAGTTAATTCTTCAGAGAGTTCCAAATAAGTAGTTTCTACTCCACCTACCCCCGTATCATTTATCATGCCTCCATAAATTGGTTCCGGGGTGTTACCTAAAGTCATAAATATAGTAGATTGATTTTTTTTAGTAATCCACCATAAATTATTTAAAATTCTATCATCTCTACCGTTAAGTTGGCTAATTAAATCCTTACAAACTTCTCCAGCTTTATCAAAATTATTACTAAAATAATAACATAAAACTAATTGATCTTTTGGATATATAGAATAATAAATAGGAGACAAAAATAAAGTAACATCTTGAGGAATATCTCTTATTGCTTTCTTATACCAACTTATTGCCTCATTATATTCCTGACGTTGAAAATATAAATCTCCTAATAAGCAATATGCTTCAGATCTATCCTCATCTACATCAATAGCTTTCATTAACCATTTAATAGCTTTATCGTATTCTCCATTAATTTTATAACAACAAGCTATATCATAATGAGCTTGCCAAACCTCATCCGTAAAAGAAAGACTAGGCAAATTCAAATATTCTATATAGGCATCAATTGCATCTAACGGAGAATTTAAATCCTTATACGTTCGTCCTAAATAAAACCATGCCCTATACAAATCATTTCCACGAGAAATGGAATCTTTTAACAATGTAACATATTTTTCAAACCTTCCCCTACCTGTATTTGCTTTATCCTTTTTTAAATGCTCATGACGAACGAAAATCCTAGCATCTTTAATTGTTTTGCCTTCTCCTACAGCTACCTCATGAACTCCGGGACCTACAAATTTAAAAGTTCCCCTACGCCACATTCTAGCACGATCATATTGCATACTAACCATAGAATAATCTGGGGGTCCTTCAGTAATTCTAGTAGTTACTGCATCATAATTACCTTCTTCTGCATGAATCTTTAAAATATCTTTTCCTTCATATAAAATTTCATCTGCGTCCATCCAAAGTACATATTCACCAGTAGCTAATTCTAATGCCTTATTTTTGGTAGTTACAAAATCTTCGAACGGGACTTCATAAAGTGGTCCATATTTTTTAATTATTTCTTTAGTCCCATCAGTAGATCCTGTATCAACTATTACAAATTCATCTACTATATCTTTAATTTGCTCTAAACATTTCTCTAGAATTTCTTCCTCATTTTTCACTATCATAACGAGGGAAATCAAAGGGGTTACTTTATCATTACGAACTATAGTGGGACTCATAGCTCTCATTATTGCACCTTCTTTGCAAGTACGAAAAGAGATGGATTTCCATTCCCACAATAATTATATGCTTCTAATATTTCAAATCCAAGATTTTTTAAAAGTAAACATAGTCTATCTTTTGTCAATCCTCCCCGATGAAATTGTCCTTCAATTATAGGATCATCGTCAGTTAATTGAGATGGTGGTTTTGTAGTAGGCCCTTGTTGCCCATAAAATATATGAATAGTTGCTCCCCATCTACGTTCTTCACTACTTTCCAAAAATTCCTTAGATACCAATTCTATATCAGGCATACCTATATCAATCGTTCCTCCTATTTTCAACAAACGATACCATTCTTTTAAAACCCAATTAAACTTTCTGTAAGGAACATGTTCTAATACATGATGACATGAAATATGATCGATGGAATTATCTTTCCAAATAGTAGATCTAGTAGTAATATCATGAATTTGATCTACATCTCCTTCTATATCACAATTTATAAACCCAGGATATTTTTGATCTCCACAACCAAGATGAAGTTTAAGTTTTCCTTCTTCTGCTATATAATTTTCACTTTGCCATTGAATTAATTTTTTTCTATTTTTACGCATCAAACTATTCTCCGGATTAGGAGCACCTCCAATTACATTATCTATTCCATGGCACCATTCAAAATATTGTTTACCATATTTAGCCATTAAATAATTATTAGTAGGTTCAATTACTTCTTGCTTTATCCAACTTCCTGGCTTATAGGCATGTAAAACATATGTAGGAGCTATTCCAATTTTATACCCTTCTTGCTTAATCATAACGGAATAACTGGTATCAATAGAAGTATTTCCATCTGGTAGATTTTCATCTGCTTTGATATGACCTATTAAATGACTATCTACTAATTGAAAATATCCCGGCATCCAATGCATTTCTTTTTCAACTAAAGTAGAGGGGTCACAAGAAAATTCAGGATCAAATGAAGAATAAATTCCTACCATAGCATATTTATTTTTAATCATAGTTTCTAATGCTATTTGAATAGTATTTGGAAATAAAAATTGAATGTCGTCATCTAAGAATAACCAAAATCTTTTACCCGTCTGCTGAAATTTTTCTCTAAGAGCATTAAAATTTTTATTAATGGGAAGATTATCTAATTGTAACATGAAAGGAATATGGGGAATATTTTCTCGAATACTTTTACATAAAGAAGGAAGGTATGTTTCTCTATTAGTGAAAGTCCCCATTATAATATCTTTTTCTAATATATACATCTAAAACCTCCAGCAACTAGGATCAGTACATACCAAAAATTTATAAAATATAGGGCCTAATCCAGAACCATCATTTTTTAAAGTAATTCTTGCAATATAATCATTTCCTGCATTAGCGATTGCTACAGTTCCTCCTAATAAATCTACTCCTCCCTCCGTATCAAGAAATGTTTGGTAATTGACCCCTCCATCAAAACTAACCTCTAATTTAACGTAACCTGCCCCACCGTTAGATGAGTCTAAGAAAGTAGCGAACGCTACGGCATACCCCGGATTACTATCAACTAAAGTATATGCTCCAGCTGCAGGACTTCCTGAAACAGTTAGTCGATTGGAAGTATTACTTATTATGGTAAATGCAGTAGCAGTTGAATCATATAAGGTTAAATTTTTACATTCATCAGTAAACCAAGATTGTAAAGTATCTTCAAGATAATTTAATCCTACACTGGTAGAATTACTTGATAAAACAGTGGTGATATTAGTATATGTTTTAGAAATAAAACCAAATTCCCTATCGGCTGTACCATCCTCTCCATTATCCAAATAACCAGAATAAATACGAGCGTCATACGTAGATGGATCTGGGGAGGCTCTTTTTGTACTATTTTCAAAAGAATCAAAAATAGCAAACTGAGCCCAAGATATATTTTGAAAATTAATTTTCATTAATTCTAATTCTAATACATCATCTATAAAATCCCCTGTTATTACTCCACCAGTAGTAACACTATGCCCAGCACTATCTGCACTTTCCCAAGCAGACCAAGTACCTATTAACGATCTAGTTCTAATCCAATAATAATAGGTAGTTAAAACAGTCAATCCGCTAGTATCAATAAAAACATTAGAATGAATTTCACCCACTTTTGTTGCAACAGTTCTATCATTCGTTGCGCTACGCCATATTTCTACCATATCATATTCTTCATTATCTATAGATTCCCATTCAATCCTTACTCTCTGAAATCCTCCAGCTATAGCAACAAATACTGGAGTAGGAACTGCGGGGAGAGTTAATCTGCCTGCTATCGCCAAATCAACGGTGACGGCATCTATGATAGAAGGAGTACCACTAACATAGAAAGTATACGTTAATCCATAATCTATATTAGAAATAACTATCCAAGGAACCCCGCTTTCCCCAACATATAGGGGGGTAGCCATAACTGATGATTTATACCAAATATACCAAAGATGAACTGCCCCATTCCAAGATATTAAAGCATTAGTAGACGCTCCTCCAGTATATCTTTCAGAAGCTGTTAAATTATCTACGGCATCTAAATATGTCCAAACTTGGGGATCAGAAACAGTTCCAGAATCATCATAAACTCCAACTACATATTCTATACCAATTATTTTAAAAGTGTTTTCCTTAGCACGAGATATTTTAATCACTCTAAATTGTTTAGTTACTAAATTGGTTTCTCCAAAAGCATATTGAGCATATTGAGAAGGAGTAACCCCCCAATTAGTAGAAATAGTTAAAACTGTATACGTTCCGGGACTATTAGAAACTGTTTTTTCTTCTCTAGTATCATCATCTTGATGTTTAATAGTAATAGCATATGTTTTTGCGGCCTCAATAGTAACACTTCTATCTAATGTAACAGTATTTGCAGTAGCTGATATAATACGACCAGAAAATCCCCATTGAGGAACATCATGAGAAACTTCAACTACATCTCCAGGCATACAAGCTAATGCATCTACATCTGTTTCCCAAGAAGCAGTTAATGTCAAGTAACGGTTACATTTTAAAAGAAATTTAGCATATTGAATGGCTTGATCTCTGTCAGTACAACCATATAAAATCACAGATCTTTTATTAATATCTCTATCCGTAGTATCAAAATCATCAGAGTATACTTCAAGAACTTGTCTTTCATAATTCAAAGTAGCATCAAAATAAGTTATTTCTATAGCATTACAACGATCATCTAACGGTAAAAATTCTTCTGAAAAAGAATCTTTCTTGATATTTCCTACAGTAAATAGAAATTTTTGTACCGCAGTATCTTCTTTGTCAACAATAACGGTGAATTTACTACCCATTTGAACAACGTTGGCTCTACCAGATTGTCCCACAATATCTAAACATTTTCTAACAGTTTGAGCTTGATCAAAATAAATATTTAGAGTAAATCCCTCAGTAGTACAATAAGAAGCCCATGCATTGAAAGCATCATAATCTATCCGAGAATAAGGAATATCTGCCCCATAAGTATTATTATGTAATAAATCGTAAGCAGCCCAAGCTGGATTATTAGCTGCTTTATTTTCATATGTTGCCCCAGTCCAAACGGGGACCGTACTACGCACTGCTAGAATATCAAATCTAGGAATACCCCCAGATAATTGATCAGTAGCTAAAGCACGAACTACCCATAAAGTTGTTCCTGGATAAGTAAAATCATCATAAATTCTTTCCTCAAAATATTCCCAATAACAATCATTAATATAAGTATTTCCTGAAGCAAGAGCATTTACTATTCTGCATCTGATACTATATTCTCCTGCTGGTAGTTGATCAGCAGAATATGTTCTACGAAGTGGCTTAGACTGAGCCGCTACAATTTGGGCATAATCTAGATTAACTGTATCAATTTGAGTAAGTGTTCCACTAGTTACCCATCTCCAATAATGAGCATAACGAAGACCCATGGTATCATAGTCATACCAAGATTCCCCCGAAGTATAAGGATCTCCCTCCACATGATCTCCGGGGGTGCTAGATCCAACTTCTACTTCTACCCAATAAACAGAGGGAGATGGCCCTTCCCATTCATTTTGCCAATGACCAGCTGACCATCTACTACTAGAAATAATAACCGGAACAGTATTCATAGATTGTAAACGTACCCAATCCACTTCTCCAGTCTTTTTATACTCGATATATACATCTACTTCAGTACTACCCAATCCTCCAGAACTGTTAGCACTAAATAAACCAGCTGGAAAAGATAAACAAACTGTTATTCCTTGAACGGTATTTCCATTTGTTACTCTAGTAGTCCAAATTTCCTTAGTCCACCAAGCATCTTCAACCGGAGAATTATTGGTATTTCCTGCCTGAAGAGATTTCCAATAAAATCCCCCAAAAGTACAATAATCTCCAGAATCATAAGTCGTTGCAGCAGACCATGCCGAAGCGGTGGGATTAAGTTTAGTTGCCACCGACGTTGTTACCCTAGTATCATTAAATCCCTGAGTAACCCCTTGGGTAGTTGCTCCTAACCTAGTTTCTTCAGTAATACCCGAAAAGTTAGTAACATCTGTTTGATTTATTCTAGAACTTGATAAACTAGTTATTGCATGGGAAGCAACCGCCATAAGAATATTTAAATATTGTTTATCTCCTGCAGTTTCTAAATATCTTCCTATAATGGGGGGAGCTATTCGCATAGTACCGTAAAGAACTGGAAGAACTTCCCCCTCCATTAATGAATTTGGTTTAGCATCCCAACTATACGTAGAAGATGAATCAATAGACTGATTATTAAAAGATGGAATACTTGGTCTAAATACGGATCCAACAATTAATCCACCTACTAAAGTTAAACCAGCGGTCATATAAGCACCACCGCCAGCAACAGCCATTGCTTCTAGTGCACCCCCTCCTGCAGAATAAAAAGCCGCCATTTCTGTAAGATAAGGGGCAACTATTATAACAGCTATCATAGCAATAATTGCTAAAAGATTTTTCCCATCTCCTCCATCTTTAGGAACATGACAAAAAGCAAGATGACAATTGGGAGAAAGTATTACTAAATCCATTGGATTAGGAACTATTTGACCATTTATAGATACTGCTATATCATAAGAATTTCTTTCTACATCCCCTATTCCAAATCCTTGAAGATAATCTTTTACTCTCAATCCAATAGGAAATTGCTCAATAATACGATCCTTCAAAGGATCAAAGGGGTTACGAACATAAGTTATAGTGAACATTTTTTCCACCTGTAAAATCCACGAATTCTTTTTTCCCAAGCAGGATCATTTATTTTTGATATAATTACTCCTACTTTTTTCAAAGTATGGATATAACGACTATCCCCAAGGTATACCCCAAAATGCTGAACTACTCCAGGAAAAATAGGATTAAGAGACATTGCTACAGCATCTCCTGGTTCTGGAATTTCTACCTTAGACCAATAGTTTGCTATATCTTCTGGTACTTCTATACTAGCTGTTACTATATCCTCACAAGCAATATTTTTATTCGTCACTATTTGACCAAATCGTTTATTTACTTCCATAAATAATCCATAACAATCTAATCCAATTTTAGGGTCCCTTCCTAGATTAAGGAAAGGAATTCCGATGAGATCAGATATATTAGGCAAGTCGTACTCCCCTTGCCCCCGCTCCTGGAAACCCCCCAAATCTATCAGAATTACTATAAGACCGACAAGTGGTTAAAGTTTTATCACAAGTTGCCCCTACTCCAGCATACCCACATAGTGTTCCTTTGAAAATAAATCTACAATGATTTTTCAAAATCCTCATAATGGGAAATCTTTTATTAAACGGATTTGCAGCCCCTAATGTAAAAGTAGCCCATTTAGAATTAGTTTTAGGTTGTTTTAATTCAAATAAATGTTCTACCTCCGGAGTGGCTGAAGCCAAATTTAAAGAATTCAAAACATAAATATTAACCAAAACAGGACTAAATCCATTTGTTTTAATATAAGTATCATACGCTTGAATGTAAACTTCCATTGCGCGACTAATATTGCTAACTCTGATATCTACTCTAGGAACTTCCCCAGAGGATACGTCACCAACTTCATCAATTTCAAATGGAAAAGCTGACCAAGTTTCTCCATCCCAAGTTATAGCTTCATTATTTCTAACCAAACGAATGGGAGTTCCCAACCCCGGAATAGTAATTTTTAATGCTAATAGCCAAACGGAATTACCAATTAATTTATTCTTTTCTTCTATAGCCGTACTGCTAAGAGTCCTCATTAAATTTCCTCAATGGTAATATCTACTGACCAATAATTAACACTACCGCTCATACCCATACTTTTTGATTTAATACTATCCCCAGAAAATCGACAAGAATACGTAGTAGAATTCCTGGGATTTGTCCAATTAAAAGCAATGCCTAAATTGGTATTAAAAAAAGTATGAAGTGTCCCCAAATCGGTTTCTGATAAAACAAAACTTAAATTCCAACGATGAATCGCCCTAGAACTAGCAGCACGGGATTGAGTATAATTTGCTTCAAATTCAGTTTTAATTTGGGGCTTATAATACTCTTCCTCAATAGTGCGAGGAGCAGAAATAGATGGCCAATCTGCCATTACCCGCCTCCCATCATATCTCTAAATCCCATCCTATTCCTTGCTGCAGCATCTATCACTACAGATA